ATTCCATGTGATGTTACCAGTTACCGCTGCATTGACACCATTGTGGAAGTAATAAATTGTGCTGCTGCCATGCAACGTATTGTCAAGATGTAACTGGAATAACTCAATGATGGCATTAGGTGCCAGCACGCTAAGGTCTTCATAGACCGCGCTGATTGCTGTCCAGGTAACGCTACCATCGACAACCGTGCCATCAATCAGCGTTGGCCATGCCGGCTGCGTGGCGCCTGACGTGCCAGCCGTTGTGCATTTAAACACCAGCCCAAAGTCCTGCACCGTGCTGGCGCGGACAATGGCGCCAACGGCATAGCTAGTAGCACTGGCCCAGGCTGTGTATGCCATTAGGGTTCAAATACCTGCACAAATGTAGCCTGAAGCGTTGCACGGTTTAGGTATGGGATGGATTTGCTCCATTCCGCGCAGATGTACTTACCGCTGCTTGCTTCTGCTGGTGGTGTCCAGTCGAATGATTCCTGCGCAGCGCGTGCATCAAGGAATGTTTCAATCGTATCTGCATCGGTTTCTGATATTTCCCATGTCAGGCTCCAGCTTTTGGGGTTTTGGTTCAGCCCAAATACAGCACGCATTTGGTAGCCGTCGCCGTATTGAACTGTCGTCACCTTAGGCTGGCTGGTCTTCTGTGCGCCGTAGGTAGGTGCAATGCTAGGGAATGTTGCCATTACGCGAGAAGTCCTCCAGGGCGTTTTTGCTTCACCAATTCTGCCTGCACCGCAGCCGATATGGCAACACCAAGTTGCTTGGCCTGCGACTGGTCACCCTGCACGCTGGAGCCGCTTGCATCGACGTTGACCACAACGCTGGTACCGCCACCGCCTAGGGCGTTGTTGGGGATGATGCTGCCGCCCCTGGAGGGCATGAACAGCTCCGGGCCGCGCTCACCTACTAGGTACGGGCTGCCGGCGCTTACAGGGCCTCCTAGGGCTCTTGGGGATGGCTTAAACAAGCCGCCAAGCAGGCCACCACCTGTACCGGTGCCACTCATCGCACCAAACAGCGCCATATTAACCGCTACATCAAGGATCTTATTTGCAATGTTATTTAATACGTTAGCAGCAACCTCGCCTAGGCTCTTGGTGCCATCTACTGCACCTTGGATTGCATCAACAACGCCAGATTTAATTGACATTCCGATGTCGGAATATACTTGCCTCATTTGCTCTGCTGCGGATATTTGCTGCTTTAATGCTTCAATGTTTGCCGCTATACCCCTTGCTTCCGCTTCATTTAAGCCTGGGAATTGTGCTTTGAGATCACGAATCTGTTGGTTGAGTCTTACTTCCGCTTCATTGCCATTTATTTTGCCTTGCAATAATGCCTGCTCATCTTGCAATGACTTCAGAGCATTTGCATTGTTAATTGCTTCTTCTGCGTACTGTTGTTTTGATAAAGCACTTTGATTCGATGCGGTCTGAAGTATTTGTTGCTCAAGAATGTTTCGCTGGGTTTTCAAGTTTAAACTTTGCTCATCAAAGTTCAATGCGTATTGAGCTTTATCGGTTGCGCTTGCAATTAATTGATTGCGAATGCCAGCCCTTGCCGTAAGTGTTTCATCTATAGCATTAATTTGAAGCTGGATATCTTGATATTTAGCGCCAAACTCAACCATGCGCTTTGCCTGCTGATTATTTGATTGTCCCGCAATACCTACAAGTTTTTGCGCCGTACTTGTTTCAAGTTTTGCTCTTGCTTGGTCGAGCCTGCGTTTAATGTCTCCACCCAGTAAATCATCAACAGAAAGCTGTTTAGGCTTAACTGTTTCAGGTAGTAAAGCTGGCGTTTCTCGTGGCTTGGTAGGCTTGGGCTGTGCAGTTTTTAATTGCTTTAAATATCCTTCTAGGTTTAGACGTAAAGTTGTAATTGCTTGATTTTGAGCTAAAACTCTATTTAGCGTATTTGGTGGCAACACACTAGCATCATTTAATTTATTTAATACTATTGCTACTCCACGTAATGCTTCTAATTGTGCTTGAACTCCGCCGATAGTTTCTTTTTGTGGTACATCTCTAATTTCTCGCAGTATTTTAGCTGTTGTATCTAAAGCGTCAGACCTAGCGCCAGCCGTCATTTGAGTAGATGCGGCTGCAATTCTCCGTGAGTAATCTCCTTTTAATCCAGTTGCAAATAAAGCATTAATTTGTTCAATGCCAGAAATAGCAAGACTTATTATGTTTTTAATTTGCGGTGCAAGTGTTGTGCCAATAGTCCTAGCAAGCTGCTCAACACCATCTGTAAGCGTACTAAATTTTCCATTTAATGTATCACTTTGCGCGATAGCACCATTGGCGTATTTACCGCCTTTATCGGTCAGTCTGATAATTGCAACTTCTACCGCTTCTGCGCTGATCCTGCCTTTGCTTAGTGCTTTTTGGAACTCATCTCCAGTCAGCCCATACATCTTCCGCAATTCTTCTTGCAGCGCAATACCACGCTCTTGGAATTGCAGTAGTTCTTCGCCTTGCAGCCGGCCTTTAGCCTGCACTTGACCGTAGGCAGTTACCAGTCCTTGCAGCTCAGCGCCGGTAGCGCCAGAAACATCGGCTAGGCGTCTGGTGGTTTCAACTACCTTATCGCCCTCAACACCAAACGCATTTAGGCGCTTGGCAGCATCAATTAATTCGGTGCTGGTGAAAGGAGTAACTGCGCCAAGTTGCTGCAATTCTGCAATTATTGATTTCGCTTTCTGTACGCTGCCGGTTAAGACTTCCAAACTTTTGGTCTGTGTCTCAATTTCAGATGCTTTTGCAAAAACAAATTTAATCGCCTGTACAGCAGTAAAGGCACCTACTAATCCAGTTACAGCATTTCTTACTCCATTTACCGCGCCTTCCGTTGCTTTAGAAGCCGCACCAACCTGATTTAGGCTGCGTACAGCACCCTGGCTGTTTACCTGAATATCGAGAACTGAAACAGCCACTGCTAGACCGACCTTTCCGCCAGTCTAGCGGCGCTGCTTTGCCTTATCCATTTCTTGGCGTTCGCGTTTACCCTTCACCTCATAGTAGGCGGCAAAGTGAATGAACTCTGCATCGGTAAGTTCTTGCCGAAGCCGGCTTACGGTCATGCCTAGCTCAGTAGCTAGGAACATTTCAAAGTAAAGCCAGCTATCGGCCTCTAGTCGTTTTTTGCTGTCTCCAGTGATTCAGGTGCACCAAGCCCAAACAGGAACAACTCCAGTTCGTTTAGCACTGATTCCGGCAGCTCGCGTTGCAGCTTGACGGCATCAGCCGCCGCAAATGCTTTAGTGCCATCTTCCAGTTCAGCCATCTGGCATAGCATCTGCGTGCTGATGTCCAATGCTTCTTCGCTAGAAGCTAGACCAGTAGCACGCTTGCGATCAGCGCGGGTGATTGGCTTGAAATACAACGACAGCACGATGCTGCCATCTTCTTTCTTGATATTGAACTGGCGACGCTGGTTGAGATCAAAAGCCCCGGCGAGCAGATCAACGGGGCGGATTGTGGCAGGCATTAGATCGATGTCGTGATGGCGCCATTCATGGTGAAGTTAATCGTCACCATTTCAAGCTCGCCTACTGTAGCACCATAGTCGGTGGAAGTAATCACGATGCTACCGGTGATCTTTTTGCCGCCGGTTTCATCGAGGTACAACTCAACAAAGGCGTTGCCTTCATCGGTAGTGGTGTTGACATCCTTGATTAGATCCAGCTTATCACCGGCGCCAGGTGCGTCATACATCACCTCCATGGTGCCGCTACCAGCGACTAGGCCGCCGATATTGGCCTTGTAGGTAGCACCTTGGGCAGTGGTCTCTAGGACGTCCTTCTCGACGGTCATAGACCAGGATCGTACAGCAGCCACCTCGGAGACGCCGCCGCTGCTGTCTTTGTCGAAAAAGATGGTGCCCTGTTCGCCGCGAAAGAAGGCCATGGTTAAATACCGAGGGTGATGGTGCCGCTAGTGACGAAGTTGCAGGTAATAACCTCCAACTCGCCTACGGTAGCGCCGTAGTCGGCAGAGGTAATCAAACCGACAAAGCTAATCTTTTTGGTGCCAGCCGTATCAAGGAACAACTCAAAGGCGGCTACGCCTTGATCGGTTGCTGTGTTAGCAGCCTCGATGAATACGTTGGTTTCGTCGGAGCTGCTAGCTGTGTAGATCAGTTCAACGGTGCCAGAACCAGCAATCAAACCGCCGATGTTGGATTTATAGGTGGCGCCAAGCGCGGTGGTTTCCAGTACGTCCTTTTCAACGGTCATGGACCATGAACGAGTGGAGGCAATGGTGGCAGTGGTAGAGCCGGCATCGTCAAACTTGACGGAACCTTGCTCACCGCGATAAAAGGCCATGGTTAGAGATCCTCGAAGGTTTCAAAGGTCATGCGGACCTGGGTTTGAAAGTACCCTTCGGGAGACGGCGTGGCCACCACCTCTGGGCCTGTTGGGGGATCAAAGCGAACCCCTGATGTATTGATTCTAACGTACAAATCCCGGATTCGTTTCGCAACGGTGAGGTTGGCGCCTGGACCAACGCCTTTAGCTGAAAAGATGTTGATTACCACAACACCAATCACGCTATTGCTGGCACCTGCGCCGGTACCCATCGTCACGTAGTTGTTATTGCCAAAGCTGACCTGGCATTGCACCCAAGTGCTGCTCGGTGTTGGAGTATATGCCATGTTGTGAAACACAACAGGTATCACTGGCGCTGTAGCTAGTTCAGTCGCTAGGCGCCCTTCGATTACAGCACGAATTGCATTGAGATCAAGCGCAGCCATTAAGATTGCCTCCCGATATGATCCGCCAGTTGTCTAGCGCGGTTTGCCATCTGCCTTGCGATCAGCTCCACCCAACCAGCCGGCGCCTGTGTGCTGTGGCCATTACCTAACCGCTCTGCATATGGCAGCGTGTTATGGATATGATAGGAGTTACCAACGCGCTCGCTGCCTGGGTTGTAGTTGATGCCTGTTGTGCGCGTCATTGCAGGTGTTTGCTGCGGCCCTGCATCATAGTTGCCGGTTGTATTTTCTCCTACCACCCAACTCATGCGGAATCGCCCAGTATCAACTGGGCTTTGCATCTTTAACTCTAGGTCGGTCTCCAATACCACAATGCGCAGCAACTTATCAACTTGCTCTTCGCTGAACTTACCAAAATCACTTAGCCTGATGATTTGCGCCATATCAAGCCCTCAGTACCAGTTCATAGGTAATCGACTGGTTATCTTGCTCAATTGTTTGTACGTTAATGATCTGATGCGAAATGGTACTGATGATGACCCGATCAGCGGTGCTAGGCGTAACAGCTAGATCAGTTGCAGCAATGAATAGGCGCTTATCACCGGCCTGGATTAGTTCATTTACCTCGCGTGCTTTGATGTCTTGCAATACACCGCGCAAGTTGTAATCAGTTGTTGCTTGCGTCATTGACCCCGTTTCGGTGTTGTAGAGATCGCTTACAACACGTCTATAGGTCAATGCACCGCCAAACTTGCCCATCAGCTTGGAGGCGGTCTTCTGTAGCGAGGAAGCTAGTGCCATCAGAGCTTGTAGGCAATGCAGTGGCCAGTCGACAGGTTAATGCTGGTGAAAACACCATAAATGGTTACTCCAGCGGTAGGAGTATGGCCGGCAAATGATGCCCCGTCATAGTTGGTGCTAATGATTTCAGTGATTGTTGCGCTGCCAAAAAAAGTAATAGCACACCAGCGGCCAGTCACTGTTGTTGCAGCGTCAACAAAAGTTGCGCCTTTGGCGTAATCAATGCCAAGCTGGTTGGTATCGCCCATGATCAGATTTTATAGGCGGCAATCTTGCCGGATGTCAGCGTAACGCTGGTAAACACAGCCTCGACAGACTGACCAGCCTTCAGTGGCACGCTGGTAAATGTGTTGCCAGTCTGGTTCATAATCACGGCGCTAGCGATCACTGAATCCTCGAAAGCAACCAGCTCAGAAAAGCGGCCCGTGTGGGCTACCGTATCGCTGATGTACTCAAACCCGATGGCGTACTCGGAAGACATGATCAGCTCCGGCGAATTGAGATGTTGCCTGGTCCACTGATTCTAAGGCCAATCAGGTAGCGTTCAACCATAGGCGGGATCTTATCGGCGCCAGCCTGCGGGCTGCTGCTGTTTACCGTAACGCTAATCGGACCGATGCTAACGCTGTTGTAATCTTCAAGGCCGCTAAGCCCAAGGCTATCGGTATTGTTGTTCAGGAAGACAGCCAGCACGGCCTGAGCTTGCTTGATCTGCGTTGGGATTTCGGTATCAGTGAAATAATCAGTTGTAATACGAAATGGAAAACCAACGGCGTAAGTATTGATGTAGGTATCAGGCTTGCGTACACCAGTGCGCGGCCATTGCAGCGCTTGCGTATCAGTAGCGCGGGCGCCAAGGAATCGCTCGCGGTCTAGCCTTTGCGTTGCGGTGTACAATGCACGGTTTTTTGCGTCGGTGGTTGCCGTTGCCCATGCAGTCACATCAGCATCTTCGATTAGGCCATCAATAATGGCCTGCGCATCAGCTAGCGTCTGGTACGTGTTTGACGTGCTTCCGCCGGCTGTTGCGATTAGGGTGATCGCCATTATTTGGTTCTGGTGTTGGATCTATCTTAGCTGGCTCCGGCGTAGAAAAAGAGGCCACATCCAAAGATGCAGCCTCCTGGTTACGCAGTCGCCGGAAGGCGAACAAACCCATCAGACGCGCTCAAGCAGTACGCTGATGATCACACCAGCCAACGCGGTGGTTGTGCCAGTGACGTCCAGAGACAGGCGGTCACCAGCCTCCAGGGTCAGGTTGGCGGTGGTGCTGGTCAGCTCACCAGAATCAGCCGCATCGAACTTCTGCTCAGTAAGAGCAGTGCCCTTGAAGTCGATTTTGGTGGTGCCAAGCAGGTCATCACCAGCGGTAGCAGCTTCAGTGCCTTGGCAGCGACGAATCGTTGCGGTGACAGCGGAACCGTCAGAACCGGCGACGGTATGGATCTCGCGGATAGTGATCACTTGGCACTTCACCGGAGCGGTGAAGAACTGGACATCAGCCACCGAAGAGGCGATGAAGTGGTCAGCAACGATGAACTGCTCTGTAGACAGTTCAAACTGGGAAGGTTGTGCCATGGTTAATTACCTCAATCGAAGTTGGAGGTGTTAGTCGCACGCACGATACCAATGTTCTTGGTTTCGTACACCTTCGTCCAGTTGGTGATGGTCTCCAACTGAGCGCGGGTTGGGTTGGTGGTAGTCACCGCCCACTTAGCGCCAACAGGGTGGTACACATAATGGAGGTCCATCGACATGGCATCGCTCTTGGCGAGGATGTCACGGTCGGTTTCAATCTCCATTCCCATTTGCTCACCGCTGGCGATAGCGCCTTGAGTGAAGAAATAGGTTGCATACTCAGTGCTGGAACCGCTGCCTTCGGTTTGCACGTCGTCAGAGACGATCACGCGCAGACCCATGTAGGTAGGTACGGTCACATCACCGCCATAGGCAGCAACGATCGTACCGCCGGACTGGGTAGTGCTAGTGCCACGGGCATCGGTAGTTGCCACGTAGTCAATAGCACGGCGCTCCACCAAGTCGTAGTAGACCTTGGAGTGCATACAAACGGCAGCCAGCTTATCGCCTTGGTCACCCAGGATTGAGCGAGCTTCGGCAACGTGGCGGGGCGACAGCACGGTAGGGGTATCACCGCTCAGGCCGTCGATCGTCAGATCAACGAAAGAAGCGGAAGCGTTGGTGCCGAGCGTGCCGAAGATACCAGCCAGGCAGGAAAGAAGATCTTTCTGGCGTTGGTTGGCAACATAATCAGCAATCTTGGCGCCAATGGCGGCCATGGGGTCAGCGCCAGCAGCAAGGGCAGCTAGGTCTCTGCTTTCGAAGGCACGCCCGCGATGCAAAATGACTCCTACTTGCTTGTCAGCAGTGATCTTACCGGGGGTCAGTGAGGTGCTGTCAGTCAGCACTTCAAAGTCGCCGGATAGGTTGGCTTTCCAGAAGGGAACGTTGATGAAATCACCACCCTCGGTAGCATTCAACTCCGCCAGTGGTTGGACCACACCGCTAGCCAAGAAGGCATCGCGTTGGGTGGTCTGCTCCAGCAAATAGGGAGTAAAAATCTCTGGGATGATGACATCAGAGCGAAGAGTCGCCATGGTGTCGGGGGGCAATGGGATGATTGACGGTTTGGGCGCAGCCCCTAGCCGAATGGCGCAGCCATTACAGCAGTTGCCACTATCTTAGCGTTGCGCGGCTGCTTTCATGCGATCGTATAGATCACGATCGGTGCGATACAGCCTAGATTGCTCGGTTAGGTTGAATGTTTCAGGCGCAAACGGGTTCTTGCCTAGCGGTGCTTGGCCTGCTGATCCGCCGGCTGATGGTGCGCCGCTACCCTGCGGCCTTGGTGCCTTCTGCATCCATGATGGCAACGTCTTAGCCCATTCTGCTACTGGTGTGCGCTGGTAGCCGTCAACAACGACCACAGTGCCATCAGGTTCACGCTCGATCCTGTCAGCACTGAGCTTAGAACGCAGCACTAGGTCAGGGTCATGGACGATCTCAGCCAATGCTGTAACAGCAGGCGCGATCAGCTCAAGTTCTCTGACTTTTGCTTCAAGGGATTCAATGCGCTGGTCCTTTTGCGCCGTCGCCTCACGGTACTGCTGCTCCAGAGCTTGCCTTGCTTCGGTGTAGTTGCCTTGCTGTTCAAGCTGCTGCTGTTCATGCGTGCGCTTGAACTCAAGCAACTCATCAACGTTGACCCCATCTGGCACCTTAGACGCTTTGGACTTTGCAGCACGTAGCTCAGTGATTAGCTCGCTGTTTTTGCGTTCTAATGCTTCGATGCTGCGTTGCATTGCATCAGCAGCCGCAGGCTCCTGATTCGTGATTTCTTCGGACATTTATCCCGCAGGGATAGGTTGCCCTACCACTTTACCTTATCAGCCCAGTAAGCAGCAGACAGTTTACCCTTGGCGATATTATCGGCGTGCCGTGCCTTGAATGATGCGCGGCGTGCTTTATCTGCGGCTGATTCACCTTTCTTCGCTGGTGATCCTGAAACACCTTGCTGGCCAAAACGGATCAACTTTACCGTATTGCCTTCCTTGGCAAGTACAGCGTGCGACTTCTTTGGATTGTTCGGCGTGCGCTTGGGCTTGTTATAGCCCTCAAATTGCTCGCCGCGATAGGTGATCACTTCTTTTTCTTGGGTTTCTTGGCAGTCTTAGCAGCAGCCTTGAATGCAGCAGCGCTAGGGCGACCTTCTTCACCTTTGCGTGCCATGCGTTCTTTGCTGCCGGCTTCAATCCGCTTGCGCTTTGCAGCGATGTTGGCGTATAGGCCGGGTTTCTTAGGCATGATGGCAGTGCTATTACCCTCAGTTTACCGCGCCATACCGCTGCCGCAGTTGCGCTAACGTCAACTCGGAGCCATCATCACGGACCAGCTTTGCCATGGCATCCGTTGGGCCGTACTTATTGGCAAGGCGGTTAAAATATGCCACCTTGCCGGGGCCTAGTGCATCGGCCTGCGTTGCACGTGGCTGCTTTGCTAGCCATTGCCCGTAGGTTTCATTGCCTGGCACCGGCCCATCCATGCTTGCGCGTTTGCCTTCTGGTGGTGGTGGTATGTCAAGTGCTTTGTAGTCGATCACTGGCACCGTAGTAGACCGACAATTGAAATGCTGCGGCGGCATTGGACCTTTACCGTATTCAAACTCGCGGCCATCTAATGCACGGCATATTGCGCTGGTCCTGGTGTCAAGCGTTGCAATGTAGCGGTACTTTTTGGTAATGTCTTGATTTGCTTCGTAAACCTGCTGGCTTGCTGTATTCGCTACTTGGTTGATGCTAGTACGGATAAGCGCTACAACTTGGCTATCGGTTACGGAGGTGGATTGGCCACCTGCTGCGATGATCTTTGCCAAGGTCTTGCTGACCATGGTTGGCTCTTGACTGAATTGCAGGCTACCAATCAAGCGCTTGACGATACTTGGAGTGGTTTCACCTGTCAGCAGCCCTTGCCGCACTACCTGGCTAAACCTCTCAGCCTGGTCTACTGCGATACCACGGAAACTCTTCTCCACGGTGCGACCATTGGGCAATGTAATAGTGGCGCCACGCGCAGCGGTAAGACTGAATGTGCCAGTACCGGCCTGCTGCGCCAATGCTTCCACGCCATAGACAGACTTAAACAAGTCATCCGATAATGTGACAACATTAAGCTGCGTTGGATCTGTTGTTACAACAGATTGCGCAAACTGCGGGCTGATTTCTACGGTATTGATATTGCTGCGCAATATACCTTCGGGTAATGCTTTGCGTAACTGCTCAGTGACAAACTCCGATTGCAGCTCAGCAATGCCTTGCAGTTCAGTGGCGGTTAGCTCAGTCGCATCACCCGCCCAACCATCAAGTGATTCTTTCAACTGCGCCAGGATTGACCGCAGCCGTGCAGCCTTGACCGGTGCGGTAATTGTCAACGCTCCTTCACCGCCGGCATCTGGCAGGAGCCTGCGCAACTGATCTACAGCATCAATGATGATGTCGTTATAGGAATTAATAACACGCCGCGCAACGCTATTACTATAGCGATTAAGATCAATCGCATTTTTATACAGCCTTGCTGGTGTGCTCACATCCCTCTAACGCCAAATGCTTCAAGCGGCCATTCAGTACGGATATTTACATCAGCACCTTGGATCATTGCATCAAGGATGACATCTGCTAATTCATTAAAGCCATCTTCGCCATTTTCCATGATGGCAAATTCTGTTACCTTATTGTCTTTAATGTTGATGCGAACGATCGCCAGCATATCAACAGGCAGCCGACCGCGTACAAAGGTAAGCGTTTGGCCGCTGAAATCATGCTTAGTGCGGCGGCGAAATAAATTGCGGATCCAGTCGATCATTGCAGGCCACCATTAGCGGTTGCGTCTACTTCTTCCTGTACATCAAAATCATCGCCTAACACTTCACCATCTGATAGTTGCATCAGCAGCGTTTCCTTGGTGATTGTGCCTGCCGTATAAAGTTGCAGCAGTGCATTAACATCGGCAGGCTCTAGCCTAGCGCCGATGAAATCACGGTTTACCGTGCAGCTACCTGCTGCCTCTTGCTGGCCCATGAATTGCGCATGAAACTTAAGACTATTGTCGATCATGTCTTGTACGTTTTGCGCAATCACCATCATGGTGCTATCACCTTGACTGCGGTCGATCATCTTGGCTGTTGCAGTTTCAGCCGATAGCTTTTGGCCTAACACAGCAGATAGACCTAGTTCATTGATTTGCGCTTGGATTTGCTCTAACCGCTTGAATTGAAAATCAAAACTACGGCCTTGCGGTTCGATGTATTCTGCCCTGCCATCAGCAGGAAATGCTAATGCTTCACCGGGGCCTGCTGATACTTCTTCAGCACTTGTCGGAAAGCCAAAAAATGCTAACATCGGCACTGCTGAGATATGGAGCTGGTTGTCAAGGTCTGATTGCACTTGGTAACTTTTTAGGTTTAACTCTGCAATATCTTCCAGCGGTGGCCTTGATTCCATGAAACCAACGCGGTTGCAATATGCAACGCTAAATGGGATCTCAGGTAGGCTTGTGGTACCTTCATCAACTACTTTGTATTCGCCATTGTCTTGGCGTTGGTGGATCTGATACTGTCCAGGCGTTAATAAACGCACCTGATCGATTTGCTTTTCGCCGTACTTACTATCAGGATCTGCCTCTAGTACGGTTTCTTGAAGCCGTAGTTGGATTAATCGCTGCGCACCATCTTGTTGCTCGGTGCGATAACCAAGGATTTGCCGTGGTGTATAAGTACACCAATAAGGACGACCACCATTTGATGGTGCATCAACAAGGCAACCAATATGGCCATAACGTACCAGCTTGCGAGCGGTTTCGTATGTCCATACATTAAGGTCATTGCCTTGCATGTCAACATCGAATAACTGCTCGCGTATTGCGTCTGATACGTCTTGCAGCTTGACGGGCTTGCGCGTCAACATACCAGCAAGCATACGCTCTAGGCGCTGGTAATAAGGCGGAACAACACTACGCGCTAGGCGGTTGTCGTAGCTTTCGTCAAGTTCGCGTGGCTCCTGCGGCAGGTAACGGCGATGCTTGCGCCGCATACCATAAGTGCCTTGCATTAGATCTTCAATCAGGATCCAATGCGGCTCCTGCGCATACCACGCGGAATTAGGATCCCCAACCTGCGCAACGCGCCGTTCGGTGACTTTGCGATCGTAGGCGGCTGGGGTGCTATACATCAGCGGTTAATCAGTGTCTTTACTTTACCGTCTGAAGCGACGGCAATCACCTTAAGGATCTGCGGGATGCCGGGCTTTGGCTTAAGCCGCCTCCCGATTGCTGTGGCAGTCATTCTGCATCCTCTTCGTCTTCATCAACCAGCAGATCAAATGCCATGCGCTGCTTTACCAGCTCCAATGCACCGATCACCTCAATGGCGGTAACATCTTCAAGGCTGTCAACCAGATTATCGAGAGCGGTCAGGAAGTCTTCCATGGGTTTGGATGTGGACGACCCTATGGTAGCACGGTTAGGGTTTACCTTCCATATCGGCGGGCTTGCTCTTGTGCCTTGATATTTTTTTCTAGTGTTTTTGCTTTATTAGCTGCCTTAGTTTTAGCTGCTTTTTGGCTAGGACTAAGAGCTGGGTTAGTGCTTTTTTTAGGTCTAGAATTAAATACTTGGGCAGTCGTAAATTCTGATGATTGGCTTCTTTTGAGAATAGAGGAATAACTATTTGCTGCGTTTCTCATTGAATCCGCCCTATTGAATGCCCTACGATTTTTAGGATTAGCTCGGTCTAAACCTTGTACGGCGCTTTCGGCAAATCTTGCGCGAACATCAGCAACTTCAGCTCTACGCCTAAATGCGCTAGGACTTAAGTCAGGCTTGCTGGCGCTTGGCTTGGCGGCTGCCGAAACTGGCTTAGGCGCACCTGTCCTGGCCGCCTGCCTTTCTCTGCCTAGTGCTGACCTGAGATTGCTTTCTCTGTTTTCTGCACGCTGGAAGGATCGCAGCGCCGATGCAGATTGCTTGCCTGCTGCTTCCTCCTTTGCAAAGGCCGATGATCGCGCATCGGATGATGCACGGCTAGAAATCCTCCTGCGTTCAGCAAATGCCGCCCCTGTTTCATCTGCCACTTGCTTACGCTTATTTGTAATGCGTGATGCCGTTGCAGTTGCACGGGCTAGTCGTTGCTCCCTAGGTAGCTTGGCGGTGGGGTTAGCCTTAGCCCGACTACGCGCTGATTTAGTTGCTACGCGAGCAAATGCGCGATCTGATTCATTTGCGCCCTTGCCTTGAACTTTCAGGGGTACGCGAGTTGAGCTGGCAACTAATTGATTTTTGGCGTTGATGATTTTTGTTCCGGCTGGACGGCTATTGAATTTATTTAGCGTCTTGCTTTGCCCTGTTTTATTAGGGGTTGTGTTCTTAGGTGCTGCGGCTTTGGTCGTTTTGCGTGTTCCGCCTAGACGTGCGCCTTTAGTTGCTGCTTTATTGGCGCGAATCTGCGTTCTTGCTTCGTTGTATGCGCCGCGTTGGCCTGGCTTGGCTGGTCGCGTCAGACCCATATTGAGCCGCGCATTAGATGTTTTGCCGATCGTACCTTTAAGCGGTGCGCCAGTCATGCGACCTTGGGCAACCATGCCTGATTTACTGGTTACAGTCGCCCGCTTATTGCCTGCTGCGGTCTTAAGCCGCCCGCCGCGTGCTGTGGCGCCGCTTCCTGCCGGAGCAAAGCGCCCTCGATTGTCCCTGGAATAGCGGCGGGCCATGGTGGTGTCGAATCGTTAGTACACTCTAACGCCAGTGCCACGGCCGGCCCCAGCGTGCAGCGGGTTGAACTCACGCCATACTAGGTAGCCGATAGCGTCATTCATGTGGTCATAACCGCCATCTTTATCGGGTTCGCCCTTTTCGTTGTAGCTTTGAAGCTCTAGGCATTCGATCAACTTATGGCAACTGTGGTCAATGTGCAGGCGGATCTCACCTTTACCATTTTCCATCAATGCTTGCATTGCTGCCACACGATCACGCACGGGCGGATTAGCGCGTGGTGATTGGTTGCTCATGCCATATGACTCAAGGATTGCAATATCGGTTTGGCTTGCGTTGGTACTACGATTGCCGCCGCTTGCGTCTGGGTAAACGTAAAGGCGATGGTCGGGGTAGCGTGCTTTGATCGTTTGCGCTAGGGCATCAGTATCATGGGCACCGCTGATCTCATCAAATATATGTAGCGTCTTGCCATTACGGTAAGCGATCACGGCAGACATATTGCCTACGTTAAAGTCAACGCCGATACGTAACGGCTCGCGATATGATGGCGCCTCGATTGCGGTTACATGCTTTGCGCGATCAAAACGATCATATACCTGGCCTGTGGTGAGGTTAACAAATTCACCATCAAGATATGCCTTGAGTAGTTGCGGGTCATAGTTTGCTTCAAGGCGTTCGATGAAGTCTGCCGGCAGGTATGGGTTATCTTGCGTGCGCATCCTGATAAGCCGCCGATCATTGCGGCCTTTGCCATCTTCACTGGCGAATGTTTGCCACATCCACCTAAAACCCTCTGGTGTTGATGCAGCAGCAAATTGGCGTACATTACCAGCGCGCAAACGACCAAGGATCTTCGGAAATGCTTTGTTTGCTATTGCAGGCGCTACGGTATCGATCTCATCGGTCAGTATCCACGCAGCATTGATACCAATAATCCGCTGCCAATTCTCAAAGCTGCGGCATAGGATCTTAGTATCACCGCCAGGTAAATGCAGCATGTATTCAGGTAATGGCGATGCCCTAAACGTATATGGTATGTCATATGCTTCTAGGAAATCATCAAAGTCTGATTGCCAAATATCACGAATCAATGGGCCCGTAGGCTCCATTACAACGCCGATAAAACCTTGATTAACAGCAGCAAGATGGACGGCTTTAGCACATAAGGCGCGGGTCTTGCCTGCACCATAACCAGCGCTAACGCCAAGTATGCTTGATGTTTGGTCATCAACGAAAGCAAGCTGGCCAGGATGCAAATCCTCGCGGATACGTGCCAACAGGTTACTTACGTCAATGCTTTCATCACTGTGGCCAAACTGCTGTAATACATTGCCTGCCCTTGCAGTAGCAAGAATACTCACGAACAAATCTGCGCTAGCTTTGCAGCAGTATTGATCGCACCCAACGCAATATGCAACTGGCCAGCAGCTCTAGCTTCTTGCTGTAGCGTTGCACATTGACTAAGCAAATCAGCCACCATTTGGGGGCGTTCTAAGTCCCAATCTGCTTTGAGCATCTCACGCGCAACAACTAAGTATTGATCGCAACTACGCGCACCAACCCCCCAGTGTTCCGAAGCATATTGAATGCAGTCTGATCTACGGCCACCATTAGCGATGATCCGCGCAAGCTGATTTGCGCGTTCAATCGTTTCCTGTTTGGTGCCTCGGGGTGCTGCCATAAATAGATGCTAGCAAAAGCCCCCAACAAATGTCAGGGGCCGATGGTATCAGAGTTTACTGATTGCCACGATACCTTCCTCGACATCGACTTCAACGGCGAATTTATCGCCGGGTGCTAGGCCAAGCTGACTGGTGTAACCACCGGATAGGATGGCATTACCGTTTTTCTGGATGGTGCCTTCATAGGAGAGAGCACGGCCAGATTTCGGTGCTTTGACGACTTTAAGGCCATAGGCCTCAAGAAGTCCAGAACGCAGTGCGGCAATTTTTGGTTTGCCTTCTGCGGTGACGTACCCGGTTGCTGCTGCCAGTTCGGGTTCAGATACTTCGCCAAGGATTTTGACTTGTGCGAGCAGTTCGGAGCCTGTGAGTGCCATGTATGTGGTTGTGACCGTTGGAATCATACACGAACCTGCACGGGCATGACAAGGTAAAGCTGACCGTCAATACCTACTGGCGACATGATGACAGGTGTGGTTGACGTGTTGGCTTGCATTTGAACCTTGGCACCATCAAAGTGCTTGAGGCCATCGACCAGGTAACGGACATTGAAGGCGGTATCAGGAAATGAACCGGAGCAGGTAAGTTTTTCAGCACCGCTGCTGGCTTCAGAATCCGCAACGATCGATAGGGTTTTGTTTTTGACCGAAAGCCTTACCACATCGGAGTTAATGATGGCAATACGTTCTAGGGCTGCGATCAGGGCGATGCGATCAGCGGTGATGGTGTGCTTGAAGGTTTCAGGCACCAACTTTGCTACGGCGGGGTAGGCGCCTGCGAGTGTGCGGGAGGTGATGGTGACGCCATCGGCAATGATGATCGCTTGGCTGCTGGATGCGGCAAGCGTTACCTCCAGGCTGTCTAGGCGCTGGATAGCGGAGATGCTACGTGTCGGCAGGATGATGTCAATGACACCATCGGCTGGCTGGGTGCGGGTGACCATGCGATGACCATCGGTTGCCTCGATGCGCATGGTGCCGGTCTCTATGGCGACGTGTAGGCCGCAGATGACGCCTTTGGACTCATCGGTGGCAGCAGCAGCCAAAGCCGCACGCATGGGCTCCACAAGGGCCACGGAGACGGCTCCAGCAGTATCGACGACCGGAAGGGCGGGGAAGTCGTCTGCATCGTGTCCAGCGAGCTGGTAGGAGCCTGTAGCGCTCGACAAGCTGACGGCAGTGCCATCGGCGGTAAGGAGCAAGGCGGCATCACTGTCTAGGCGTCCGACGATCTCAGATAGGACGCGGTATGGGACGGCGATAGAGCCTGCGGTTTCAACTGAGGCAAGGATTGTGGTTGAGATGCCAAGTTCAAGATCAAATGCCGAAACGCGCAGGTGGCCGTCGGCCATGGCATCGATCAGGACATTGGCGAGAATCGGATGGGTCTTGCCGTTGGAGACAGCGCGACCGACGACCTTAAGCGCGTGGTTGAGGTCGGACTGAGCGGTAATAAATTTCATGATGCGGCTTCGGTTAGGGCGGTGATGATGGCGCTGTAATCGGCGTCGAAGCTGGCGACCAGTTCGGCGGGAATGGGGATGCCTTCGTCTTGTGCGTTATCGCGGATTGCGTTGGCGGTTGCCAGCGCCAAGGTCATGGCGTCATGAAGACGGTTGATGACGGGCGACTGCCTGGCTGTGATGCGAATCAAGTCTGGTGATGACATACGCGGTTAATAACTCAACATGCTGCCTCGGGACAACACCACCCATAAAGGCAGCGGCATCAGAGACCAACGCATGGTATGCGCTTGGCGTCAGCCCATAAAGCCCCTGTTCATAATCCGCAACAATTGCCCGCTGCCGGATCAATGCCGAGCGGTTGGTGCCTGCCGCTGCCGCCTGCCGGTCGATCAGGTCCAGATCGGACGGCTGGAAACGGACTTTGACTTCCTGCATGGGCCTGTTACGCCTGTTACGGTGGTGTTACGCCTACCGTAACACGCAGATCGCCCGCCAGTACAGGGGTTTGGTGCCCTCTGTTACGTTGTTACGCTTTTTTAGGTATATAGATAGATAGAGGGGTTTTTCAGGGGTCTGTCCTCCCTCTCTCTTAGTAAGGGGGGCTCTTGCCGGAAAGCGTAACAAGCGTAACAAACGTAACAACCCAGTCACTGACAGGGTTTTTACCGTAACAGATGGCGTAACAAGTGTTACGCCTCAAGTGGGAGCGTTACGGCGCGGCAGGTGCCTGCCATGCCCTTAAACCGTGTCACACCAGCGCGTGTGGCGCCTGGAAGCCGTGCGAGCACCGTTGACCAGCACGTAACCCATGGCGTATCGCGCAGGATGGCTGCGATGGCTGTGGCGTTGTTGGCGACGTAGATCAGGTCACCATCAGCTTTGATGCCGTTACGCCCGATGGTGGCCTGCGCGAGGGTAGGCGTAACGTCGATGTCATGGGAGCGGCTTGCTGAAATTTGTATCAATTCACCGATAGTCCTGGTGACTGTTTTATCACCTTCGACGCGCATTTGATGCTCCAGTATGTACTGTAAGCAACGCTTTTCATCCGGTATTTCTGTTGACTGGCTGTAAGGGTCCCAGTTAATTTTATTTACAACATCCCTAGCTTGCTCGGCAGTTGGTATCTCTTTGGACTGCATAGACCATGCACCGGCTAATAATGTACCGTATTGATCGCCAAGGCGTTGGCTATCAAATGCCTCTGCTGCTATACGTGTAAAAATACGAGTGCTAGCGCGTATTACTGGAATAAGCGATATTGTACGAGCCTGCAAACGACGGCCAATTTCTGTAGTAATGAGTCGATCAAGATCACGCTCTAATTTCTCCCAATGCGCGATACGAGTTTCCTTTGCGATTTCATTTGGATTACGCAAAGTAAGCTGAGCAAAGCGTGATTTATCAGCACCTTGTTTCAAGGCAGTTGCAATACTTGACATCAAAAACATCGACCGTATGGTATAACGTTGCGTATCACCTTCGGGGCTTCCTTTTAATGTATGCGCTTTGGATTCAGAGCTTGCAACACGCGCTAGGCCAAGAACTGCTTGCATACGTTGCTGGTCCGAGCGTTCATTTGATTCGGCTTCATCAAATACAACCGGCAACGCATCAGCGCGTAATGCTTGGCGGATACCTGGTTCTGTGGTATTACCACTGACTATGAGACCCATGTCACCAAGCAATGGGCCGACATATTTTTCTAAGACTGCGGATTTACCGGAACCTGCACCTGCGGTAAGCCATGCGTGCGGGCGCCATGTAAGTGCTCCACATATTGGCGCAAGTGCAACCCAGCCGGCCAGTAGGGAGCCGGAGCCTTCAGCTTCCCAGTGGAAACGCTCTGCTAGCTCAAGAAGTGCCCATGACTCTTGATCTGTTAATGGTTCAACGTCGGTTGGACCCTTGAGGCTTACCAAACGCTGATAGATGTATAAGCTACTTGGTACTGCTGTTGTGGTGGGCTGTGAGGTGCCATCAACAATAAGGCGATCACCTAGGTGCAGGACAGTACGCTTATTGTCCCACCATGCACCGCGTCCACGTATGCGATCAGGGCTGTAGACACCTACTGCGGCCTGCTGCGTAAAGAGGCTAGCTGCTGCTGCGGTCCAGTTGACGCCTGTTTTGGAGGTATAAAGAGTCTCCCAGTAGCTAAGTGGTGCAAGAGCAACTAAATTGGTTCCCGTATGGCTGCTGCGTGATAGGCGTGTTACCTGCCCCGTGCTACTGGGTTGGTAGTAGTAGGAGTCATTATCAAAACCAAGACATATGAAATGTGCGCCAGCCGACGGCAATGGCGGTGGATCCAATACTGGTACTTCGACTGGTACTGGCGTCGCCGCCGGCAACGTAATTGGCGCTGAGCGGTTTGCCTTGAGATATTCAGCGGCTTCTGATGGCGTCCATGTTGCATCAGCTAGATCCCAGCCATCCGGTGCATCAGGCGGTGGAGTGACGATACGAACAAGTTCAGCACCTGCGGCAAGTAGACGCGGCGCTAGCTTTGCCATTGCTTCACGGCCTGGATCATCAGCATCAGGCCATAGGATCGCCTTGCGACCTGCTATGGGCGACCAATCAGCCTTGTCGATGGCTTTACAACCACTGGGCCATGTGATGCAAGCAACCTGCGGAAATAATGCTTGCGCTGCATCTGTTGCCTTTTCGCCTTCGCAGATCAGTACAGGGCCTGCGGTATCTGGACGCGCCCAATAAAGAGGACGCGGTGCAGGCGGTGCCTTCCATTTCCAGCCTGCACCATCAAACCAGAGCGGGCGAATCTTTTTACCAGGAAAGCGGCAAACAAAAAAGGTATTACTGTAACGCCATACATGCTCAGCGCCTGCGGTAGGCGGTTCCGGGATGATGCCTAGATGCTGCTCAATGCGTGTTGCGGCTTCGGCATAGGACCAATCCATCTTGCGCATGAGCATATCCATTCCGCTGCCGGCACCGCCGGACTGGTTTTTGCCACCGCAACGATTACAAAACCAGGAGCCGGTGCCGTCTTTGTCGTCAAAGCGATAGCGATCGGTACCACCGCATAGCGGGCACGGCTGATGCTTGTCGGTTAACTGCTCTGGCGTAAGGCCAGCAAGTTGCGCCAGCAGGTCAGGCCACCTGCCGTTAGCGAGGTCTGATATAGTCATTTTGGCTGCGCTTGCGCCATAGCACGCGTCAGGTGGTCACGGATCACGGCACCGATACCATGGCCGTATTTTGTTTGAGCCTCAAGCCAGCGCCGCAGGTCTGGGGGGATGGTAATGCTCGTCGATCGAGTCTGGGCCATGTGGCGCGGTGCAGGTGGTTGCCAGATCCTAGCAGCCTATGCTAGGGTTAGCAAGCACCCATGGCAATGCCCACCAAATAAACGCTGGCGATGAACCTCCGCCCCTACCAAACGCAACTAATAGATCAAATCCGCCTGCAATACCAGCTTGGGCATCGGTCGGTCCTAGCCGTACTACCTACTGGCGGCGGCAAAACCGTATGCTTCAGCCATATTGCGCAAGCTGCGGCAAAGAAAGGCAACCGCGTTTGTATTTTGGTGCATCGCGCTGAGTTACTGGATCAAGCAAGCCGCAGTATGCCATTGCATCATGGCATTATTGCAGCAAACCGCAGCATGGATTTGTCTGCTGCGGTACAGATTGCAAGCGTGCAAACATTAGCGCGGCGCCTGCATTTATTACCGCGTGATTTCTTCCAACTGCTAATTGTTGATGAGGCGCACCATACCAGTGCAGGTCAATGGTCTACGGTGGTCAATCATTTTGAATCTGCGCGGTTGCTTGGTGTAACGGCAACACCGATCAGACTTGATGGTAAAGGCTTAGGTGAGCACTACCAGGCAATGGTTCAAGGACCAAGTGCCGCATGGCTAACCGATAACGGATACCTTGCTAATGCACGTGTGCTGGCACCGCCTGGTTTTAATACCACCGGCCTGCGCAAGCGTATGGGTGATTTTGACACCCGCGAAGCTGAGCATCGGATCGGCACGATAATGGGCGACTGCTTAAGCCATTACCGCAAACACCTTGAAGGGCAAACGGCGATTGCGTTCTGCTGTTCAGTAGCGCACGCTGAGGCCGTGGCTTCTCTCTTCCAGTGCAATGGCATACCAGCCGCCAGTATTGACGGCAGCATGACTGGTGAGCAGCGGCGTGATCTATTGCAGGCACTTGGTACTGGCAGGATCAAAGTTTTGACATCTTGCGCATTGATCGGTGAAGGCATCGACGTGCCATCAGTTGGGGGCTGCATCCTGCTGCGACCTACTGCTAGCACCAGCCTGCACCTGCAAATGATTGGCCGATGCTTGCGGCCATCACCCGGCAAGGCTGCTGCGGTGGTACTAGATCATGTCGGTAATACGCTGCGGCTAGGCCACCACCTAGAGCAACGTGAATGGACGCTAGACGGTGAGCACAAAAAAGACCGAGAAAAAGCACCATCGGTTAAGGTATGCCCGAAATGCTTTGCTGCAATGGCCAGCCAAGCAAGGCAATGCTTGGAATGCGGCCATGCATTTGTTGCTGAAACAAGGGAGCTTGAGGTCGTTAAAGGTGAGTTAACAGAACTCGACCTAAGCAAACAACGCCAACGCGCTGAGGTAGGCGGCGCCCGCAGCATGGAGGATCTGCTACGGCTTGAGCGGCAACGCGGCTACAAATCAGGCTGGGCAAAGCATATAATGGCTGCACGGCAAACCAGGAGGGTGGGATGATGCTTAGACTGTTAGACACCTTTAGCGGTATCGGTGGATTTAGTTATGCGGCAGAGCAAATCGTCGGCGGTTATGAGACGGTAGCGTTTGTTGAACGCGATCCGTTCTGCCAGAAAATCCTTGCAAAACACTGGCCCACCATTCCTATTCACGATGACATCTGCACTTTCAATCCAGCACCAGGATCAGTTGACGTTATTTGCGGTGGATTCCCCTGCCAAGACATTAGCACCGCAGGCAAACAAGCCGGCATCAAGGAAGGCACTCGGTCTGGTCTCTTTTACGAACTCATGCGAGTCGTTTGCTTGGTACAGCCCCAATACGTCGTCTTGGAGAACGTCGCAGCGATCACTGCTAACGGAATGGACGTTGTACTCGGAACGCTGGCCAAGGCAGGGTTTGATGCGGAATGGGCATGTATACCGGCAAGTGCTGTGGGCGCCTGCCATCAAAGAGATCGGTGGTGGCTTGTTGCGTACTCCAACCGTTGGGATGGTCAATCAGGACAGGTCGCAAGATCCGCAATACATGAGCAAGCTGCTCGCCAAGGGGCAGACGGTGACGCTGGCAGCGCAGATGAAGTCGGCGGAGATGCTGCCAACGCCCAGAGCGGGGGAGACATCAGACAGGACCAGTACACCGGGCAACCGTTTCAGCCTCAGTGCATGGGCGAGCCGGGGATGCTCAACATTGCCAACCCCAGTGGCACGCGACTGGAAAGGTCGGAGCACCCGCAATGGCGCATTACCCAACAGCTTTGTCCCGACTGGGGGGGGTATATATCTGAACCCGTCCTTTGTCGAGGAGATGATGGGCTTTCCGGTCGGGTGGACCGTCTTAAAGCCTTAGGCAATGCTGTGGTCCCGCAGGTGGCTGCCATACCATTGGCCCGTGTGCGCGAATTAGCCAATGTCTGAGCAACACATCCAACAACACATCCGTCTAGCGTGTGGCACTGGCGCCACGCGGCTATTCCGCAACAATACCGGAGTGCTGCGCGATGCCAATGGCCGCCCGGTCAGCTTCGGGCTTTGCAAGGGCAGTGCCGACCTGATCGGCTGGACAACGCGCACGATCACCGCCGATATGGTTGGCCAGCAGGTGGCGGTGTTCACGAGCATTGAGGTCAAGACGCCCACTGGCCGCCTGACACCAGAGCAGAAGCAATGGCTGGCAGCAGTCGAG